ATGGAAGAATATCAGAGGTTACAATCTGAGGAGTAACATTCCTATCCCTCTAATCCTTGATATACTAAAGCGTTGTAATGAAACATTGAGAGGTAACATATGAACATAGAAACTTTAAAAACTGCATTACAATTTTTAAGAAATGAAGATGAATTGAAAATCATCGATAAAGATAGACCTTTTATGCAGTATCACATAGTAGAGGTAGTATCTACATTCGATGAACTTAGACGTAAAAGGTGCTTAACGCTAGAGGTTGAACGTACCAGGGAGTATAAGCATGAGTAAGAAAGTAAACTTTGTTGTAAATGAGTTAGTCATAGCATTACAAGAGGCTGAGAGGAACGGTCAGAGGGTTACTATCAGTGATACGCTATTCGATATGTTAAGACCTTATGTGAATGTCAATAATGACAATGCAGTCGTTGCCCCTAAGCATTATACTCATGGGGGAGTAGAGCCGCTTGACTACATCGAATCAAGAGGCTATGGGTTTTGTGTTGGTAATGCGGTTAAGTACATATCTAGGGCGGGTCATAAAGATAACATAGTTCAAGACCTAAAAAAGGCTAGATTCTACTTGATACGTCAAATGAATCGAGATATACCACCGGCAGTATCCTCATCTGACTTTATCATGGCTAAGGGCTTAACACCTAACTTAGCTAATGCCCTATTATCAATCGAGGGTTATCAATATGAAATGGCGGTCGATTACTTGACGAGAGAGATTAAAGACTTAATGCATGATAGGAAGTAGACTATGAATGATAGAGAATATCAGAAACTAAAGGGAACCAAGATATTAAAACGTGCTTGGGTAGTGATTCGTAGTATCACATACAGAACATTAGACGGCGTTCTATTCTTTAATGATGAGCCTGTTTTTAAAGGTAAGATTGAGTTTAGAAATGCTAAAATCATGTAATAATGTTTACCACCAAGAAACAAAGGGGGAGCAATGGTTTTTATGGAGAGGACAGCTAGGGAGTACTTTCAACGTGTAAGGCAGCTTAGGGCTGAAATGGATTCTCTAAGTGAAGAGTTAAAGCTGCTTGAAAGCATGAAAGGTCAACTCAGAGCGGTCGACTACTCAGCGGTGAGTGTGAGCGGCGGACGTCGTAAGGATATAGGGGACTTAGTTGTTAATATCGATGAAGTACAGGGAAGATTAAACATGAAAATCGGAGAGTACTTTACGATGTATATCGACGCTACACAGATGATAGGTGAGGTCATCAAAGACGATACTATCAAGCGTGCGTTGAGGCTTTATTATCTAGTTGGATTCACCGCTAAGGATATGAGGGATAAGCTGATTACAGGCAAGACGCTCAATGAGAGGACTGTAAGAAATTACATCAAGAACGGCCTAGAACAGGTCGATAAATTCATTGAAATTCACGGTCAAATGTGATATGATATAGAGGTCAAAATATGTCATGAGCCGTGCTATAAAGTGCGGCTCATTTTACATCAAGAATTATCGATTGTAACCACGCCATGAGGTCATGGGATTCCTTTCAACATACCTATTTAGGTGGATAAACATACAACTCATAAGAAAAAACTCCTTTCATCAAACATAACAATCCTTATACCAAACAACCATACACAAACAACCATAGAACTATAACATAGTGCCTTGTGGCGTGGTTAGAATCGATAAACAGGGAGAATCATGACAGATATTAAGTGCGTTAAGCGTAAGTGCTTAAATAATAAAGGCGGTCGATGTACGGCTGCTATGATTGAGTATGACGGCTTATGCCAAAGCTACATAACAATGTCATACGCTGCAAGAGCAGCTTGCGGTATAGTTAGACGTGAGGGTCGCAGGCTCAAACGTAAAGGGAGTGAGATAGTCAAATGATTAAGATTGAAGAAATGAATCTTGCGGATTTAGTCCTGTATGACAAGAATCCACGCAACAATCAAAAAGCAGTACCTTTAGTTGCTAACTCAATCAAAGAGTTCGGATTCAAGAATCCTATCATTATCGATAAAAAGAACGTGATTATATGCGGTCATACACGATATGCAGCGGCTCAGTCATTAGGTATGAGGGTAGTGCCTTGTATACGAGCAGATGACTTGACGCAGCAACAAATAAAGGCTTTTAGATTGGCAGATAACAAAGTATCTGAGGCGGCCAGCTGGGACGCTGGACTCTTAGCCTTAGAAATGAATGACATTCTTGACTTTGATATGACTGACTTCGGATTCGAGGTTATAGACCCTGTTGACCCGGAGCCTGTTGAGGTCGAGAAAGAAAATGAACGTGAAAGGACGATGAATACCTATAACTTGCATGACTTCGATGAGTCGAGGGCTGAGGGGTATTATCAAATTCCTACACTTGACAGGGTCGTAGTGAGGCCGGAGCATTTAATCGGATTCAACTATGTAAAAAGTACACCACCAGTAGACAATGCAGGCGTTCACTTTTTCTTAGATGACTATCAATTCGAGCGTATATGGAACAATCCTCACGACTACGCCCCTATCCTTGCAGAATGGGACTGTGTACTGACGCCGGACTTTAGTCTATATCTTGATATGCCTATCGCTATGATGATATGGAACATATATCGGTCGAGGTTAGTCGGTCAGATTATGCAAGATTTAGGCTGCACGGTCATTCCTACTGTATCCTGGGGAGATAGCCGGACGTTTGACTTTGCGTTTCTAGGGATTCCTAAAGGTGGTACGATTGCCATATCTACTATAGGGGTCAAAAGAGATAACGAGGCTTTTCAAGTATGGACTGAGGGAATGACGGCCGCTATAGAATCATGTGAGCCTAGAAACATAATAGTCTATGGCGGCGACGTTGGATATGATTACAAAGGCTTAGAGGTTAGCTACATTGACAATGCAGTTACAAAGAGAATGTCTAAAAGAGGTGAATTAGATGAAGATTAAAAGTTTTGTGTTGAAGATGATTGACTACAATATGGTCGAACTGAATGATACTTATATCATGTTTAAAAGACCTGGTAACAAATGGGAACTATGGAACTCTGTAACAGATGAATCCGAGATTATTTCAGACCTTGAAAGTCATTCCCTAGCTAGTGCCTTGATTGAGGAACTTGAAGATATTGAGTTCGGAGTTGAGGGCGGTCGTGGTGCAAGCGGTACCGGTGCTAATAAGTACGAGTGGCGTAACGCAGCTGGTCGTGTTGGTAAGACGAGCGGGGACTTGCCTAGTCGAATGAACAACAAAATCAAGACCAAGACCGAGGGGGACGCTATTGCAGCGTTCCGTAATAAGCACGGTAAGAGTGATAAAGAACACTTGATTCAGATTGACGGCAACGGCTTTGTGCATACATACAGTCATGGCGGCAAGAGTAACGTAGGCTTGCCTAGTAGAATCCACAAAGGCAGTACGCTTGTTCATAATAACCCTAATAACAGTAGCTTTAGCCCTGCTGATATGCTCGCATTAGCAGGTACAAAGGCTAAGTCTATCGTTGCTACACATAGTGGCGGCTATCGTAAAATCACTAAAGGTACTCACTTTGATACGGCCGGATTTACTAAGGCAGTAGCGACCGCACGAAAAAAAGGCTTGCGTGGTAAGGATAGCAATGCAGCGGTAGATAATTTCCTCAAACGTAACCAAAAGAAATATGGATACAAGTTTGAGAACGTAAAGGACTAATATAGTCAATGGCAATGGCTAAGGGTAGTGGCGGCAATAAGGGTATAGACAATCTTATCCCCTTGAATAAGCGGACGCCGGAAGAAAGAAAGCGTATCGCCTCTAAGGCCGGTAAAGCGAGCGTTGCCAAGCGTAGAGAACTTAAAGCATGGCGTGAGGTTGCAGGGTCAATCTTAACCACGCCATTAAAAGGCGGTAAGGTAGACGAGAAAATAAAGTCATTGGCGGACGCTAAGGGCTTGAACTTAACGCTACAGAACGCTATGATACTCAAACAGGCGGTCAAGGCGGTCAATGGCGACCCTAAGGCCGTCGAGATTCTTTTATCATTGACGCCGGACGTAGGTGAAGAGAATAGCAATGAGGGTCAAGGTCAAAATATGGTTGACATACTTGACATTACAATCCCTCATTATGACATGGCGACTTGTGATATTAAACGTCATAGGCATACTCACTATTGGTTTAGTGGCGGCCGTGGGAGTACTAAGTCGTCTTATGTTAGCACTCAGATTCCAAAGGGGCTTATTGAGAATCCGGACACGCACGCAGTCGTTATGCGTAAGGTAGGGAATACCTTGAAGAACTCTGTCTATCAACAAATAGAATGGGCTATCGATAAGCTAGGTGTTTCAGCTGATTTTCAGTTCAAGAAAAGCCCCCTGGAGATTATCTATAAGCCAACAGGGCAGCGGATTCTATTCTTAGGCGTTGATGATAAACAGAAAATTAAATCTTTAAAACTTCCATTCGGTTATGTAGGCTTTGTATGGTACGAGGAACTAGACCAGTTCGCAGGCATGAACGAGATACGAAACATCAATCAGTCGCTACTTCGTGGTGGTGATAAGTATTGGTGTTTTTATTCGTTTAACCCGCCTAAGAGCCGTGATAACTGGGTCAACGTCGAGCAACTCATCGACGACCCGGACCGGCTAGTAGTTCACTCTGACTACACAATGGTTCCGCCGGAGTGGTTAGGTGAGCAGTTCATCAACGAGGCTGAAAAGTTAAGAGATTTAAGACCGGACTTGTACGCTCACGAGTATCTAGGCGAGGTAACAGGAACAGGCGGCGGCGTATTCAATAACGTCGAGGATATGAGAATCACAGATGAAATGATTGACGACTTTGACAATCTTCATCATGGCATTGACTTTGGATTCGCTACTGACCCGTTTGTGTATGATAAGCTACACTATGATGTGAAAAAGGATATTGTTTACATCTTTGACGAGGTGTACAGTACTCAACTCAAAAACAAGGACGCTTATGAGCGAATCAAAGATAAGGTCAAGACCGACGCAGTCTATTGTGATAGTGCTGAGCCTAAGTCTATAGCTGAGTTATCTGACTTAGGGCTACGAGCCTATGGGGTCAAGAAAGGGCCGGATAGTCGCAACTTTGGTATTAAGTGGTTAGCTGACCGATATAAAATCTATATCGATAAAAAGCGTTGCCCTAATACATATCGTGAGTTCGTCATGTACGAATATGAGAGAGATAAAGATGACAACTTTATTTCTAGCTATCCTAAACGTAACGACCATACAATAGACGCCGTAAGATATGCTTTAAGAAAATCTATGAACGGCAGCAATTACAGCTGGTAAAGGGGTTATAATGCTAACAACAACTAATGAGGTGTGGCGTGCAATCATAAAAGGCAATGCTGGTATATCAGAAAGGGCTTTTCTTCAACACGAGATACAAAGATTCTTGTCTAGTAAGGAAAGAAAAGACATGATGACCGGACGTGCGTATTATGAGGGACGTCATGAAATCTTAAATAAAAAAAGAACTATGATTGAGGGGCCGAGTTCGAGCATAGAACTTGAACACTTGCCTAACAGTAAAATCGTAGACAATAAATTCGATGATTTAGTAGACCAAAAGGTGAACTACATTCTAGGAAAGCCTATTGAGGTCAAAACTGATAATGAGGAAGTTATCAATATTTTTAATAAGTCAATGCATAGAACACTACTCAACGTGGCTATGGATTCTTATATCGGTGGTAAAGGGTACTTATACCCATATATCGATAATGGCAAGATAGCGTTCAAGAGATTGAAACCGGAGCAAGTCATTCCTTATTGGCACGATGAGGACCATACACGCTTAGACGCCTTTGTGTATCTATACGATGTTGAACTCCATAACATTATGGGCGTGAGAGAGGTTGAAACTCATGTCGAGTTCTATACACCGGATAGAATCAGCTATTACATATATAGAAATGGAAGTCTATCTCTTAACCTTGAACGTGATACACAGGGTCATATCAATATGGGTAATCTTTGGTATGACTGGGGCGGTCATGTTCCTTTGATATGCTTTAAGGGTAATCACATCGAGCAGCCTTTAATCAATAGGGTCAAATGCTTACAGGACGCCTTAAACACAATGTATTCTATCTTCTCTGACAATATGCAAGAGGACACTAGGAATACAATCCTGGTATTAAAGAACTATGACGGGACTGACTTGTCTGAGTTTAGACGTAACCTCGCTACATTCGGAGCGGTTAAGGTTAGAACGCTAGACGGTGAGGGCGGCGTTGAAACATTACAAATTGATGTAAACGCCTCTAATTATGAGGCAATCATGAGAGCATTGAAACGCTCAATCATTGAGAATGGTCGAGGATATGACGCTAAGGATGAGCGACTATCTAACAATCCAAATCAGATGAATATCATGTCTATGTACTCTGATATTGACCTTGATTCTAATCAGTTAGAGGTCGAGTATCAAGCAGCGTTTGAGTTGATGATTGAGTTCATCAATATAGCGTATGCAATCGTAGGCGGTCAGCAAGTTAAGGACGTTGAGTTTATATTCAATCGATTGACACCGGTCAATGAATCCGAGGCTATTAATAACTGTCGAAACTCTGTCGGAGTATTGTCAGCGGAAACGATTATATCTAATCACCCATGGACTACATCGACGGCGGACGAGATTGAGAGAATCAAGGCTGAGCAGAAAGAGGCAGCAGCTGAGGACTTTATCACGCCGGACGATGACATTGAGGAATAGGAATCATGGACGACGTAAAGAATAAGATGTACTGGGCTAAGAGATACGAGGCAAGCCTTGATGATTCAATCAAAAAGGCACGACTCACAAATGGGGAGTTAAAGGCTAACTATCAAAGGGCTATCCGTAGGCTTGAAAAGAATATGAATGACTGGTACAGACGATTCGCTCATGAGAACTCTATCACATTACAAGAGGCTCGGAAGATTCTCAGCAACTATGAACTAAAGCAGTTTAGGCTTGACCTCAAAGGCTTTATCAAAGAGGCTAAGAGTGAGGACTTATCTGAATCTCATATTAAGATGTTAGAGCAAGCCTCAATCCGTGAGAGGTTGAGTCGTGAGCAGGCGTTATATATCAGCGTTGTACACGAGGTTGAGAGGCTGGCTACATCACAGAATATCAAGATGAACTCTTTATTATCGGACGTCTATGAATCAGCTGCTTATAAAGCTGCTTATCTTGCTCAATCTCAACGTGGTGAATACTCAATCGTAAATAGAGTGAATCCGGACGCAGTAGATAGAGTCATCAATGCAGAATGGGCTAGCGACGGCAAGGACTTTTCTAGTCGCATATGGACTGATAAGGTCAAGTTGATTAAGGCTTTACAGAATGACTTTACTCAATCGTTTATAGTCGGCGAGGGTATGGACGATATGAGTGAAAAGCTGGCGAATCGGTTGAATGTATCATATAATAACGCTAGGCGGCTAGTTGAAACTGAAACGGCAAGGGTACATGAGCAAGCAAGCCTTGACTCAATGGAACGCCTTGACGTGGATAAGCTGGAGATACTGGCTACACTTGATAGAAAGACGTCTAAGATATGTCGACGTATGGACGGGAAGATTATCCCTATCAAGGACGCACGACCAGGTGTTACAGTACCACCGTTTCATTGTTATTGTCGGTCTACCACAATCCCTTATATTGAGGGCTTGAAAGGTGAATCAAGAACGGCAAGGGGCAAGGACGGAAAGAGTATGTCAATCGAGAAGATGACATATGATGAATGGGCTGATAAGTATCTTGAATAGTTATGAATGCAGGTATCACCTGCTTTTATATTGTCGTTTTGGTATTGTTAGACGATAAACAACAAGACTATAATGTGAGGTGTTGCTCACGATAATCAAGCGTATTGTGAATTGATTAGGGGGTCAAATATAATGACTAAAAGCGAACTATTGGAATTAGGTATTACTGAGGAACAGGCTGACAAAATCGTTGAGGACTACGGCAAGAACTACGTTTCTAAATCTCAATTCAACGCTAAGAATGAGGAGTTGAAAAATCGGAAAGATGAGGTTAAAACATTGACCGATGAGATTGAGAATCTAAAACAATCTAATGCTAACAATCAAGAACTTATCAAACAGATTGACGACCTAAAGGCGGCAGCTGCTACACGGGAGAATGAGTATGCTGCTAAGTTGAAAGCTATGGAAGTCGACTCTATTGTTGATAAGTCTATCATGTCTTTAAATGGCAAGAACACAAAGGCAATTAGAGCGTTGTTAGACCTTAATGAGGCTAAAGTAGAGAATGGGGAAGTCGTAGGATTAAAAGAGCAGTTAGAATCTGTTCAAAAAGACAATCCATATCTCTTTGGTACTGATGTTAAGCCTAATAGTACACTACCAGGCGAGCCAGGCGGTAAAACGCCGGCCGGTATTACACCAGCGGAGTTCTCTAAAATGAACTATAGTCAACGTGCTAAGGTTTATGATGAGAATCCGGAACTTTACAATCAATTAACTAAAGGAGATTCTAACAATGAGTAACACAAAATTCACTTTCGGCTTGCAATTATTCGCAGCAGGCAAGACTACAAGTTCTGACGTTATTAAACCACAAGTAATGGCTGATATGGTGCAAGCTGGCTTACCTAAAGCTATCAAATTCACTCAAATCGCAGCTATCGATAATACCCTAGTAGGTATTCCTGGGGACGAGGTAACTGTCCCAGTATGGGGCTACATCGGCGACGCAGTTGACCTTACTGAGGGCGTGGCTATGACTGTTGAAAAAATGTCCGCAACTACTGATAAGTACAAAATCAAAGAGGCTGGCAAGGGCGTCGAGTTGACTGACTCCGCAGTATTATCCGGTTTCGGCGACCCAGTAGGTAACGCTGCTCGTCAACTTGCGGCGTCTATTGCCTCTAAAGTTGATAACGATGTATTGGCTGCTTTGAACGGTGCTACACTTACTTATACTGATACTACTGCTATCTCTTATAACGGTATCGTAGACGCTTGTTCTAAGTTCGAGGAAGAGCAAGACGGCGTTATCAAATACTTGTTTATCGCTCCTGCACAAGAGGCGACTTTACGAAAAGACCCTAACTTCATTGACCGCAATAAATTCGGTGGTGAGGTTATGAGTACTGGCGTTATCGGTAAAGTAGCTGGTTGTAACGTAGTAGTATCTCGTAAAATCGCTGAGGCTGGCGGCAACTTCAACAACTTCATCGTACAAGTTGAGCCGGAAATTGAGGACGGTACTCCAGCATTGCCAGCGGTTACAATCTACTTGAAACGAGACGCTTTAGTTGAGGCTGACCGTGATATTTTAAGCCGTACAAATGTTATCACAGTTACTGAGCATTACATCGCAGCTTTGACTAATAAATCCAAAGTAGTAAAAGCTACATTCAAAAAATAAGGATAGGTGATACTATGGGTATGTTGTTAAGACGTCATAGAGATGAGGCCGTTGAAAATACGGCCTCTAATGTTGACCCTACTGAAACAGAAAACACAGAATCTGATTCTGAGGGTACTGAAAAGACCGAGAAAAAGACCACTAAACGAGGTGGCACTAAAAAAGTAAACAAGGGGGAAGATGATGATAGAGAAGATTCTGACCCTAATCGAGAATTGGACGAATAGCGACGACGTTGATATTTCTGTCCTTGAATACATGATAGAGGCTGAGAGTCAAAGGGTACTTAATGATATTAATCACAAAGTACTGCCGGAAGAATTAGAACACGTTATCGTATATAGGGTAGCTGGCTCATATCTAAGAGCGAATATCGATAAATTAGCAGGGTTAGATGATTTACAGACGCCTACATCTTTAAAAATGGGTGATACTCAAATCAACTTTACCGGTAAATCTAAGGGCGACGTACTGAATGAACTCATTGAGAACTCTGTCAATTATGGAAGTGAGGAATTGTCATGTTACCGACGCATAAAATGGTAGCGGCCGCAACTGCTCAATTAGAGAAAATGTATGATTGTACATTCACATATACGACCGAGGTTGACAATATTGACCCATTAACTGGAATTGTGAGGAAAGGGACTGAAAAACACGGCCCTTATCCTTGCAGATTGTCTTATAAGACGTCAAATATAGGCGACCCCTCTGAAATCTCAAAATTTGCTATGTACACGACGCTTTTCTGTTCGCCTAAGGTGTTTATACCTAAAGGCGTCGAAGTGGCTGTTACAGGGCGAAATACAAAGCAACTTTTTCGTAGTTCCTCAATTTCAGCACGATATGACACTCATCAAGAAATTCAATTACAGAATTTAGAGGTGAGATAATGAATAGTATCGATTTTGACCTTGACGGATTCAAAAAGTTTGAAGAAAGCCTGCAAAAAATCAAAGACGATAAAGATTCTCTTTTAAGTCTTAAAAAAGATTGTCTTAAACCGCTGGCCGCACTCTACATCAGAACGGCTAAACTGAATACACCAGTCGGGCCGAGGAGCGTCAAGTACAAAATGGGGAATGAGGTCAAAACAAAACGCTTTAACTCCGAACGTACACGGCAATCCTGGGCCAGCGGCCCTTTAGTCGTCAACAATCGAGAGGCAATCATTGAGGTATACAATACATCAAGATACGCCTCTTTTTTAAATGACGGTCATCGACAAAAGATAGGGCAGTTCCTACCGTGGATTGGTGCGGAAGTTGACGGCGTTAAGCAAGGTGCAAGGCTTGTTAAAGGCTGGGTTGACGGTCAGTATATGACCGAAAAAGCTGATGACATGGTACAACGAAACGCTAGACGAGTATTGAATACTGCTATCCGTAAATGGTTAGAGGAAAGGGGCTTGATGAATGATTGATATTGATATAATCGAGGGCGTCGCTGCTGCCGTACATAAGGCTTTAGGCGTTCCGATTCATATTGAACACAAAGAGAATAATACGACGTTCCCATGTGTATATATTAAGGCAATCGAGCCTACACTAGCATTACATAGAGGTGAAATGTATGAAAATACAATCGACCTTGATGTGATGTACTTTAACGATGATACGGAACGGATTGACGATACAAGGGCAATCATAGAAAAGGCTAGAATCTTGTTTGATGTACTTGAATACATTGATATTAAAGGCCGCAAGATTAGAGGGGATAAGATGAAGTATAGAATCACAGACGGCGTGCTACACTTCTTTGTTACTTACTCTAACATAATCACCTTGAAAGGTGAGAGAGAGCCTAATATGAAACATTTAGATGTAAATGAAAGGGTAAAGAATGGCTAGAAAGAAAGATGAGGCAGTTGCTGAAAACGTAGAGGCGACTGCTGAAAACGTAGAGGCTACGACTAATGACGTAGAGCGTTTTGACGCTTTAACAATCATTCAATCTGATAAATACAAGCGATACTCTGACTTGCTCAGATTATACTTGAATGATGATGAATTATATTCTCATGATGAAATTGAAATTATTTTAAATCGAGCGTTGACAACGCCCGTGAAAGGCTAGGTAATATATGGCTTTAGGTGGCGGTATTTTCTTGTTTAAAAACAAAACAATGCCAGGTACATATATTAACTTTGTATCTAAAAATCGTGCATACGCCGATGTATCTGACCGTGGTTTCGGTGCTATGCTGCTTGACCTTGACTGGGGCGTTGCTGGCGAGGTATTTAGAGTCGACGCTGATGAGTTCCAAAAGAACTGCCGCAAGTACTTTGGTTATGACTACGGTCATGATAAGATGAAAGGCTTGCGTGATTTGTTCATCGGTCTAAAAACGGGCTATTTCTATCGTTTGAATAGCGACGGCGAACAAGCTACATCTGAGGTAGGCAAGGCTAAATATAAAGGCGTTCGAGGTAACGACTTAGGATTCTCTGTACAAAACGACCCGGACGAGGCAGGTAAATTTGTAGTAACTACTTACCTTACTACCGACGGCGTGCGTAAAACAGTAGACATTCAAAAGGGCTTAAAGGACTCTACTCAGTTAGTAGACAATGACTTTGTAACATTCACTAAGTCCGGTAACTTAACGGCTACTGCATACAAAGCGTTTACAGGTGGCTCTAATGGTAGTGCAATCACATTACAAAACTATCAAGACGGCTTGGATATGATTGAGCCTTACTACTTTAACATCTTAGGTTATGCAGGCGATGACGAAACAGTTAAATCCTTGTTGATTAACTTTACTGACCGCTGCCGTAACCAAACAGGGGCTAAGTTCCAGCTTGTAATTCATGGCAAGAAAAAGGTAAACCATGAGGGCGTTATCAGTATCTTGAATGACGTTACAGACGAGGCTACACCTAAAGGCAGCTTAGCGTACTGGGTAACTGGTAAAGAGGCAGCTTGCCCTATCAATCGTACAGTAGGCAATGAGGTATACAACGGCGAATATACTGTTGATACTAAACACAAACAGTATGAGATTGAGCAAGCAATCAAAGACGGTATGTTCATGTTCCACATCGTAACAGACCCAGTAGGTGGCAACATCAATGGCGACGTTCGAGTGGCTAAGGACATCAATACCTTTACTGAGTTTACAAAAGAGAAAAACGTAGACTTCTCTTACAATCAAGTAATCCGAGTGCTTGATAACTGGGCGATTGACGCTGCTCACTTATTCAACAAAACGTATCTTGATAAGGCTCAGAATGACGCAGACGGCCGTAAATCCTTATGGGGCGACCTCGTATTCTTGGCTGAGGAATATCAAAAAGTGCGTGCAATTCAAGGCTTTGATGACAAAGATATTGAAATGCCTGTACAAGGTGATAAGAAAGAGGACGTTGTTGTTACTGTATCCTTGCAACCGACTGTTGCAATGGAGAAATTGTACATGACTGTAGTCGTAGAATAGGGGGTAAATTATGGCTTTAGACGCAATCCGAACTATGGAGGCTGGGGACGTAATCTCCGCTAAACTTGCCAGCTGCTACATCGTAGTAAATGGTACACGAAAACTATTATTTCAAGCTAAAAACTTGACCGCAGTAGCTAAAAAGAATAAAGAAACAGTAGGTATTCTAGGCCGCATGGCTAGAGGTAATAAGTCTACCTCTGTAGACTATACAGGTAAACTTACAATCTACCACAATACGGCACTATTCGATGAAATGTGCGAAAAGTACGTAAAGACTGGTACTGATACATACTTCGATATGCAAGTTACCAATGATGACCCTACCTCTAATGCAGGCCCTAGAACTGTAATCTTGGAAAAGGTCAACCTTGATGAATATCCTATTGCTAACTTCGACGCAGACGGCAAGTACCTTGAAAGCGAACATTCCTTTACTTTCGAGGGCGTTAAGTTCGCTGAACATTTTAAAGAGTTAGACGGTATGCAGGCGTAAGCCTGCATATCTTTTTTAGATATGTGAATTTTTATTAACTGAAAGGAATCAGAATCATGTCCGATACTCAAAACTTAACCGCATTTTTAAAAAATAATGTTGAAATCGTCAATCAAGTTGAATATGTTGCCTCTAACCGCATTAAAGCAGGCGATGAGCCTGTTGCATGGAAAATCAATGTCTTACAGAATAAGGTCATTGATAAGTTACGCAACCGCTACACAAAGATGATTAAAGACAGTAAGACAGGCGTTACTCGTGAAAAATTTGATAGTCAAGGATTCAACGACGCTATGCTTTTAGAGTCTATCGTATTCCCTAACCTTGACGATATGGAACTTCAAGATAGCTGGGGCGTAAATGACCCATTGGAACTTGTCAAAGCAATGCTAACACCTGGTGAATATGCTGACCTCTTAAACGCAGTTGTAGAGGCTCAAGGTTTTGAGGTAGGCATGGACGAAAAGGTTAGAGCGGTAAAAAACTCCTAGCGTCCGACGGCGAAACCAATATTGCGTACGTCGCATTTGTTAAATATGGCGTACGCCCTATTGATTTTGTCAATATGGACGTAAATGAGAAAGCCGTGATTATAGCGTTCATCGAGCAGCACGCAAAAGATGAACGAGAAGAAATGAAAAAAGCGAAAGGGTAGACTATGGCTACATTATCAAACTATATAAGTTTACAGACTAATATCCCTAACGCTATGAACGCCGCAGCTAATGCGACCACAAACGCTTATAATAAGATGAACACGTTGCACTCTAAGATGAGTGCAGTAACCGCAGCTAGTACAAGCCTATCCTTTAGTTTAGGGGGCGTACTGAATAGTACTATAGGCAATATGCTAGCAACTGGTATTATGGGGGCGGTGGCCGCTACACAGAACGCTATCAACAATTTACAATCTACTGCTGAACATTGGGCTAGTGTTCAAGCCCGTATGCAGTTAGTAGCTGGCAGTCAACAGAACGCCGTTATCCTTAATGACATGATATATCAATCTGCATTGAGGGCTAGAGGTGGATACCTAGAAATGGCTGAGGCCGTCGCTCATCTATCTCAATCCGCACATGACGCTTTTCCGGACCCTAGAGAGGCCGTTGAGTTCATGGAAGGTATTCAAAAGTTGTTCATCGTAGGCGGTGCAAGTAAAGAATCTCAACGAAACGCCATGCTACAGTTGACGCAGGCAATGGCTAGCGGTCAGCTACAAGGCGACGAGTTCCGGTCTATTGCTGAAAACGCCCCTATGATTGAGAATATCATAGCAAAATCTATGGGCGTATCTCGTGGCGAACTTAAAAAGTTAGCCTCTGAGGGCAAGGTAACGGCGGACGTTATCAAGAACGCTATAGTTGACAATATGCCGGAGATTGAAGAACAGTTTAAGGCTATGCCTAAAAAATGGAGCGACCATATGACCGAGATTGAATCTAAGGCTATCAAGTTATTTGAGCCTGTATTCAGACGTATAAGTGATATGGCGAACTCAGACGCTATTAGAACGGCCGTTGACGGTATTGTTGATATTATACAATCCGCTGCCCCTGTTTTCTATTGGATAGTAGGTGTTGTTGGTGAAACAATCAACACGATTATATGGGCGTTTAATAGTGTATTCACGTTCCTAAGAGAGCATAGTGGCGTTGTTAGAGGTATTATGATTGTATTAGCTGGAGTCATGGGGTTCTATGCTACACAATCTTTAATAGCAGCTGGTAACACATTAATAACTGCCGGAGCATTAGCAATAAAAACCATTGCTGACTGGGCTGAAACTGCCGCCATTATTGCTATGATAGCAGCACAAGAGGGGCTTAATGCTGCCTTGTATGCTTGTCCTTTAACATGGATTATAGGGCTTGTGATTGCCGTTATCGTGGTATTCTTCCTAGCAGTTGAGGCTATTAACTACTTCGCTGACACTAACATTAGTGCATTAGGAATAATCGTCGGAGCGTTTTACGCCTTTGGTGCGGCCGTTGCGAATATTTTCATTTTCTTATGGAATACAGTCGCAGCGTTTGTGAATTTCTTCGCCAACGTATGGCACGCCCCTCTACAATCCATAGGCAACTTATTCATCGATATATGGAATGGTATTTGGAACTTCGTGAAAGGCCGTATCAATGACATAATCGGAGCAATAAACAAAATCCCTGGTATTAACATCGATAAAGTTGGTGATAGTACAGGAATGTTGCAGCGTTTCGAGATAGCGAATGAATATAAGGTCATGGATACTATGGATTATATGAGCATGACAGACGCCTTTGACAATGGCTATAACGTAGGTGCTAGCTTAGGACTTCCTACGATGCCGGAACTTAGTAAGGACGGCCTCAAATTCGATACAAGTAAGATTGACGAATCAACAAAGGCTAACAAAGACACCGCTAAGAACACAGGCAAGGCCGCAAAAGAGGCGAAACGTACGGCGGACGCTATCAATATGACGAATGATGAGATTAAGGCACTTCGAGAATCCGCTATTGATAAAACACTTCAAAAGTGGCAAGACGCTCATGTGATTAATGTTGTAATGAATAATGACGTTGATATTAACAACGGTACAGACCTTGACGGATTCACTACACAAATTACAAAGGGTATTAAGGACGCCTTTATGATTAAACGAGAGGGGGTAGGGGTATAATGTACTACTTTTATTTAGGTACTATGCAGATACCAATCCCGCCTAAGGAAATGACGACTACCATTAATGGTAAGAACGAGGTCATTGAATTGATAGGCAAGGGTGAGGTGAATATCATCAAGCCAGCTGGATTGACTGAGATAGCCTTTAAATTCCTACTTCCTAACTCTGATTATCCATTCAATCAGTCAATGCTTTTCAAGTCTAAGAAAGCCAGCTATTACTTAGACCAGCTTGAAAAGTTGAAGAAACAAAGGACGCCGTTCCAGTTCATCGTTGTTAGAATGAAACCTAAAGGCGATATGCTATCAATGACTAATATCAAGGTAACGCTTGAAGATTATACTATTGAGGAAGATTCTGACAACGGATTCGACGCTTACGCTAATATCAGACTTAAACAATACAAGCCCTGGGGGTCAAAACGTATCGAGATTAAGACCGATAAAGACGGCGTGGCTAAAGGAACAGTAACACAAAGTCGTAGCGTTGAGGGTAAGACCACGAATGAGAGCGTAAAAGCCTCTAAGGGTGCTACACTCAGACAAATAGTTAAAAGAGAACTAGGTAATACTGACAATCTGTTTAAGATAGCAGCGGTCAACAAGATAGCGGTACCTGCCGTCCTTGCTGCCGGTCAGATTATCAGTTTGAAAACTGAGGGGCTGAAATAATGGCCGATACTAATAAAAGTAAAATCAATGGGGCGGTGAATGTCGCCCCTATGCCTATAGATATTGTATATACATTAACTATTATTAATGGTGAAACACAATATATAGTAGACGTCCTTGACAATGTTCAACTCACTAGGGCCGTAGATTGTACGCCCTCTAAGTTGACGTTTAAAGTACCTAAAGACCCTAATCTAAACTTTGAAGAGGGTAATAGCGTATCATTCGAGGTCAACGACGTGAATGTGTTCAAAGGTTATATCTTTGAGAAAAGCAGGGATAACCTTGATGTAATCTCTGTTATAGCATACGACCAGCTACGATACTTGAAGAATAAGGACTGCTATGTTCTTAAACCTATGAGGGCTGATGAGTTTGTACGGAACGTATGCGACGACTACAAGCTGCAAGTTGGAGAGTTGGACAATACGGTATGGACTACACCGGAGAAACCTCAGATTGTATTCAAGGATAAATCATTACAAGAAATGATTATGCAACTCTTAGATAAGACCTTAATCAATACACCGAATCATGCATATTATCATCTGTATGACGATAACGGTAAAATCATGTTGAAGTCTTTCGAGGCGTTGAAAACGGATATATACATTGATGACGACGTAATCGGCGGTATTAGTTATACTACATCGATTGACAAAGATACTTATAACTATGTCAAAGTCATGAGGACTGTTCCTAATGGTAAAGAAAGCAGCTTAGAGAACACGTTCATAGCGGTCAATGAAGAGAACGTCAAAAAATGGGGCCGATTGCAGTACTTGATAGTACCTGGTGAAAAGGATATTAATGCTACTGTTGAGGCTAAGGCTATCCTTTCATCTAAGAATCGTAAGACGAGGGAGATTAAACTCAGTAACGTCATAGGCGATGTTAGGGTAAGAGGCGGCTCTTTGGTTTACATCAATAAGAACTTTGGGGACGTTGTTGTTAATAACTATATGCAGGTGAATAGCGTAACTCATGATTTTAGAACAGGCTATCACAGTATGACGCTAGATTTACGCTGGGTTGACGCTCCTCAATCTTTCGACGTTTTAAAAGACACAGACGCAGAAACAGTTAAAAAGATTAAAGCAGAAAAAGCCAAGAGTGGAAAGGGGGCGACTACATTGAAAACAGCAGCAGGCGGTACGGCCGGACAAGTTGACACGGCGTTTAGTGCTAATGACGGACGAGTTTCTCAATATGGTAGTAATGGCTGTGCTGACACAGTATGTGCAGCTGGCTCATATTACAACTCCGATTTAAAAGACGAGTTCAATAAAGGTACTGCAAGGGTTGATACGCTCCGAGAAAACTTAGAGGCTAAGGGCTACACTACTGAGCAGTACACAGGCTATGCTAACAAGGGCGACTTGCTCATCTATGGCGACGACGACCATGTTGTAATAGCGGACGGCTCCGGTGGTTGCTTTGGTAACTCTTCAAGTCGTGGCTATGCTATGAAATATGGCAACGTCAACTATGCATGGGGTAATGATGAGGCTCCGACTAAAATTATTAGAATGGGGGCTAGCTAATGGACTCTACATATAGCCAATTAGTCGATACTATCAAGCAGATAGCCCTTGAATCAGTAGGGGCTACTGAGCCGCTAGAGGTGATTATTGGTGAGGTGGTAGGTGTTGACCCTTTGGAGATAAAGATTGACCCTAAAATCATACTTCAAGAGGGGAACATAGTACTCACTAAAAATACGAGTGAGTGGACTATGGAATGAGCGTAGACCATATCACAGAGAATCGTTCCGGCGGTGGTGGATATGCTGAGTTCGCCAGTCATAACCATGAGTACAAGGGCCGCAAAAAGTACCTTGTACACAATCAATTAGTCATGGGAGATAAGGTTATTTTGTTAAAGGAAACAGGTGGCCAGCGTTACATAGCACTTGACCGCTGGTACAATCCTAATAGGGGGTGTACGACTAAGTAATGGCTAAAAGCGTATTACTACCTAATGGCGGTGATAATGTTATTATTGACGCCGTTAAGTATACAGAGCCTACATTCACTTATAATATTGAATATGGCGGCGACAAACAAATAAAAGGCTATGTTGATGAGATTGAGGCTATGAAACAAGCTATATACAAAATCATCAATACAGAGCGGTATCAGTATCTTATCTATAGTTGGAACTATGGGATTGAATTAGCTGACCTATTCGGGCAGCCAATACCTTATGTCTATGCTGAGTTAGAGCGTCGAATCAAAGAGGCGTTGCTTAATGATGATAGGATAACTGATGTGTTTGACTTTAATTTTAGCAATGATAGAGGGGACGTATCCGTTGACTTTAGTGTTAAGACGATATACGGAACTATCACAGATATAAGAAAGGTGGTAAACGGCATTGTATGAACACATGACAAGTGAGAGGATTATACGACGAATCCTCGACCGGGCAAAAGACAACTACGACAAGCGTGAGGGTAGTGTTATGTTCGACTCGGTAGGGCCGGTATCACAAGAGATAGCGGAACTCTACATTATGGCTGACGTGATTTTAAAACAGTCGTATGCGGCAACTGCTGATAGAGATTTTCTTATCTTACGAGCGTCTGAGTTTAATATCACACCGGAGCCTGCTACATTCGCTGAGTTTGAGGGCAAGTTCAATATTGCTGTTCCGATTGGAACTCGATTCAACTTTAATGAGTTCAACTTCTCTGTATCTGAGGTCATCAATGCAGCTGAAAACAGATATAAGCTAGTAGCTGAAACTCCTGGCCGTGTTGTTAATAATAGCATTGGTACAATCACACCAATAAGCGGCCTCAATGGACTAACTGAATCTAAATTGACTAAACTTATCACGCCTGGAGAAGATGAGGAAGAAACTGAGGTCTTTAGAGAGCGATACTTTAGAGCCATTAAATCAAAGGCGTATGGCGGCAATGGTGCGGACTATCAAGAGAAAGCCCTAGCTATAGCCGGCGTTGGTGGCGTCAAAGTATATCGTTGTTGGAACGGTGGCGGTACTGTTAAGCTGGTGATTGTGAATAGTGAGTTTAACAAGGCCGATGATGAACTTGTAAAAGAGGTACAAAACGTATTAGACCCTACACCTAACCAGGGGAAAGGTTACGGCTTAGCCCCTATCGGTCATACTGTAACAGTTGTTAGTGCGGAAGTCGTTCCAGTTAGCTATAAGATTGAGGTCAACATGAAAAAAGGTCATACTATATCTGAGATTCAATCTAAGGTTAAGCAGGCACTCGCTGATAAGCTGCTAGGACGCCGTAAAGAGTGGACTAAGCAAGGTGAGGACGAGTATGTATCTGTTCGGACGAGCATAGTAACGGCTATAGTTATCGATATTGATAACGTCATTGACGTAGGTCAGATACTCATCAATGGACGAGCCATTACAAGATTGGACTTGAAACACAATCAGATACCAGTACTTGGCAATGTTGAGTTGGTGGCTATATGATGAATACAATCGACTTTGGAACATTTAGACGCTTAATAGACTTATCCGAGTATGCTGTTCCTGTTACACGAGATTCTGATGACATGAAAGAAATCTATAGAATCGAATCCGTTGAGATTCAAATTCTATGGGACTTGATGATTAAAATCTTTAAGGAACAGTATATTTATACTGCTGATGACTACGGCCTCACTCAATGGGAGAATATCCTAGAGTTGTATCCGGAAGAGAATGATTCTATCGATACTAGACGTTTCTCAATCCTAGTAGCATTGATAGGTCAGCGTCCCTACACAATGATTAAGTTGAGGGAACTACTTGATACCTTATGCGGTGCTGGCAACTATGAAATCATTGAGGACTTCAAGAACTATAATGTTCACTTCAAAGTATCGCTAGGGGTCAAGAAACAAAGGGATAAGGTCGCTATGATGTTAAAGGATATTATTCCTATGAATCTGATTTTTGATGTTGATTTGTTATATAATAGACATATTGACCTAGCAAGATTCACACATAAGCAGCTAAAAGAATATACTCACTATGCATTAAATCAAGAGGTACTACCATAATGGCGAACTACACACCGATAGTTAAACTATTGAAACCACTTGAAACCGATAAATATGACGTCAATCTTAGAAATGAGAATTGGCAAAAGATAGACGACTTCTTCGGTAAACTTCAAGATAATTTAAAAAAGCATAAAGAGGCGTTGGTATTAGACCACCCGGACGGCTCAGTTACTACACCTAAACTTAGAGATAAAGCTGTTACTACGGCTAAACTAGCAGATGATATTAATCAAATGCTTGATGATTCATTCGTCAAGCGTGCTGGGGATACCATGAAAGGCAACTTGACCTTTGAATCCGGTAAGAAAGTATTCTTTAACACAGTTAATAATGTTACTGCTGCCTCTATGTATATCAACGTACATGGCAATCTCGACATTGGCGTCAATGATTCTGTTGACGGTGCAGTCCCTCTTATCTCTCTATGCAGCACTAACAAGCCTCAATGGTACAATAAGACCGTAGGGGCTAAACCATTAGCTACATATGAAGAACTGCTTAACGAGGTCAAAAAATACCTACCATTAGCTGGTGGTACTTTGACTGGCAACCTAAGATTCTCTAATAACTCCATGATTATTATCGACCGTAAAGCTGGCGGTGGCTTTCATTCCATTTCAGACGGCGGCGGCGTAAGTGGCGGTCAAACTAACTTGGACTTAGGCAACAAGGACTACACAACTGAGGCTAATCTATGTTGTTATAATCGCCCCGGCTGGTATGGTAAAGATAAGACGAATACTTTTAAACCATTCTTATTTGATGATGATATGGTAATCACGTCCGGTACTATAAATGACGGTCAAACATTGCCAGTACCAGCAGGATTTAATGAAGATGAATGTCATTATCTACTAAGCCCTAATACCATAAATACAACTGACCCAAAAGAGAATAGTATAGGTAGTGCTAATATAAGAATCATCAAGTGCTATCATACAAATAGACGAGTAGTTTGTGGTGTAAATTTAACAGTAGATTATAGAAGCCACTATGACGGCGGCGATGGTGCTAACCCAAATAAAAGGTACACTAACTGGATACCTGGTACTGCTAACTATGTATGTATCGCTAGACGAAAGGTTTAATGTGATATAATGGACTATGTAAAACGAGTGAACGAAACACTACACATCGGTAGTGATTGGATCCGAGCATACGCCATAACTGGTGATATTAATTTCACCAATGCACGAGGCGTATGTAAGTTAAGAACTCACGCAGATGACCTTATCGCTGAGGCTCAATGCTCAATGGAAGATAATCGGTTATTTGTTGAGATAAAGGGGACTGAGTCTTTGACCTTTGAAAAAAAGCTGCGTAAGGTCAAATATGACGTGTTCCTAATCACAGATGAACAAGTCTATAAGCTAGTAATGGGGAATATGACTATCATTCATGATGTGAGTATGCATTAATTCTTATTATTTAAAGGGGAGAAAAGAATAATGGCAGATGAAAACAAAAACGTAAATGCACCTAACAACCCATCACCTAGGGAGTAAGTCCAGCACGCATTAACTATTTTTCCTAATGATCTCCACTCAAGC